AAAGACCAATTTTCTCACTAGCTTCATTGAAGTTATATAATCCTTTACCGTAACCAGTCATAACATCTCTTCTGTTAGAATCTGATTCTTCAAGACCACTACTTCTAAAACTAAGTTGCCATCCGTTTATTTTCAAGCCATCTATGATTATATCTTGAGTAATTTTACTTGCAATATATTTTCTAAGAGGATAAATCTTATTTAAATAGAAAGATTTAATTGTAGCAGATGCTGTTGCCCTATTTGTACCATCTGGAATTCCAATCAAAATTAATGGAACACCATATTGTCCAGCTACTTGTCTAACGGAATATTCAAGTAATTCCATATAACGCATATCCTGTGGACTAATACCAAGATTATTTGCTTTAGCACCTTTAAATGTTACAAATGGTTTACCAGCATTCCATGGCCCACTAAAATTTGATTCATAGAATCTAGCTACTGCTTCAGCATCATTTTCAGTAGAATCATCAGGAAGATTTATTTGAATAGGTGGAATACCACCGTTTTTCATAATACTTATATTATATGTAAGTGCATTAAGAACCAACATCAACGTTGCAGTGTTCGTTTCTAACACAGCTTGACCATAAATACTTCCATTTGGTGCTGAACGTTTTATGTGACAAATTTCTTCTGGTGTATAAACAATTTTCTTACTGAACTCGGTTAATCTTTGATAACCCTTTTTTGCATCTACTCCACCTTTATGCAAATCATCATCAACCAATATTGTCATATTGGAAGTATCTAGATTATAAATTTCAGTTAATTGAGTGCCAGCTTTGTTCATTACTTTTTCAATGTACCAATTTCCGTAAGAAAGTAAGTTTACTATTCCACCACCAACAATATCCTCAATCGTTTCCCCTTCTCCATTTGGTCTATCAAAAAATTCAATCAATCTTTTAAGGTCTGCTTTAGTTCCCTTTTGACCCTTAATTGGTGTTATAACATATCCAGCACCTATAACACTGTCTTTTATTCTATCCACACACTGAACTGAACCAGGTGCATCTGAATAAAGAGTATACAATGTTGAATATACTTTACCAGAAGGCAATTCTTTCGCTTCAAACGACTTAGATGCTAAAGAACCAGTTCCATAACCAGTTGTTGAAATATACTTTCTCTTTTCTATTTTTTCGGTCTGTATTTTCTTTAAAACAGTTGATGTTTCTTCTGCCCATTCTTTTTTCGCAGAGTTAACAGCAACATCTTTGATTTTGTTTACTTGTTTTTTAGCTGCATCTGTCGATAACAACTTTTCTACAATTTTTTCTGTTATATTCATATTGTTTATTAATTAACTCCATAAATACCTATACCTGGTTTCCCCTGTGCGCATTGATAACATACTGCTGCCACTGCGTCACTAACATCTTTATGTCCTAATCTAGGATGGTCTATTTTACTTCCTTTTATTTCTTCCAAAGAAGATAACTCTTCTATCAAGGGTTTATATCCGTAGTAGTCCAAACGTCCTTCAAGAAGTGCTGCTTTTAAAGTATAATATGCTTCGGGGTTTCTGTCTACTGAGAAAAAACTTGCATTTAGTCCAGCAGAATTTAACGTCTGAACACTATCTATACTTTGCCAACCATCAAATGAAATTGATGCTATATTCCAACCATAATCTTTTATTGCATATATTCTTTTTCTTATATCTGAGAATAAAATTTCTTCTTTTGGACCAGCCTCTATTCTTTCTACATATGATATTAATATCTTTGGTCTCTTTTCTATTTTACCCTCTGCACTTTCAAATGTTTGCCAACCAGCGAATTTTCCCATAGCTATGCCAGCAAAGTCTCCTTTTCCTCCTCTATTTAATCCTAAGTCGCAATGAATAAAATATTTGTCTCCATCATAATTTGGTAAACTCTTTCTATTCATAAACCACTCTTTAAACTCTCTCTTAACTGGGTCCCACGGGTTATCTCTATTTGGATTAACCATTCTTCTTATAACTGCGACATCTCTGAAAAATGCTTCAATTGCCAAAGATGGTTGAGCACCGTAGTCTCTCATTGCTCTTTCTGGATTCTGCTTAAAATCTTGTTCATATTCAGTAGGGCACATAATTCCTCTAAATTCTTCTAAATAATTTCCTATATCAAATTTGTCCCCACAAAATCTTTCTGGTGGCATAACATCCCAAAGAGCTGACCTCTTTTTTAATAATTTTGGATTATCATCTTCGTTAAATTTTCTTTCTGCAAAATCGTTAACATATTTAGGTGATGTAATAATAAACATCTTACCTTTATCAAAAAATCGAGATTTCAAACGTTTTTTTATCTGATTGTACGATTCTTCTGCATAATCTTTATCTTTTGTAGCCATATGAAATGAAGCTTCATCTATAACTGCTCCGAATATATTATAACCGAGAGGGGCTTCTTCATTTGAACCTAGTGGTAAAAGAAATATACTTTTAGAAAACTTCATAACAGATTTAATCTTTGGGTCTGGCGGATAGTATGTTTGAAACCATGCCGAATTATCAATACGATTTTTAATTTCACCGAAAACAACATCTTTAGCCTGCGAAAATGATTTTGAAATGTTAATGAACGCTATCTTTGAACCAGGTGCCATGCTGAAATATTCCTGTGGATTTCTTAAACATAATAATCTATATAAAACATACTGAATTGCTTTACTACCAGAATAACTTTTACCAGAACCAATACCTGCAATATATAATAATTCTTCGTATCTTCCCAATCTTTCAAATTCTTCCATATTTGAAAAACTATCAAAAAATTCTATGAGTAATTTTCTGTTTGCTGGTCTAGGTCTGTCTTCTTTCGATGTGTAATCTGTATTATCCAGAAACTCCTTCATCGTCACTGGTGCGTGCTGGTACTCGGGATGATTCATCAAAAACTGGAATTCCAAGACTTCCTTCTTCGTTGCTGTTTGCAAGAATTTGGTTAATTGTTGTGTTAATTGCATCTTTTTCGTCTTTAGATAACTTTTCATTAAGTTCAGAAGCCACGGCTGCTGGTCGTTGTGCTTTATATAGTCTTATGTCGTGTCTTTCTGGGTTTTCTAATCCTTCTAGTGCTGCCTGTTTATCTAATATGGACTTTACCACATTAAAAAGGGCTGCTCTATTCATGCTCTTTCCATCTAATGCTAATGCTAAAATCTTTTTGTATAAATAATTATACTTAGACATTAACTCTGCTTTTTTCTCTGGGAATTCTCTGTCTGTTGCTAAATCTTCGCTCAATAGATAGTTTAAGTCTCCATCTATTGTGGTCACATGAATCTCTCCAAGGTCTTGTTTAACACCATCAATTAATATACCTTTAGACAAAATCTTAGCAATTTCATGTCTATTATACCCCATATCTCTTAACTCTCTAACTTTTCTACGTCTAACTGCTTGCATTATTAATGCTGGTTTTTCTATCTCATCTATTTTACTTTCTATTGATTCCATTACTTCTTCTGCGGGAGTTTTAACTTCACTCAGTTTTTTCTGAATAAATTCATCGTCATCAGATAGCAGTTTTGGTTTATTATTATTTGCCATTTCGAATGATATCTTTAATTTTTACAGTTGATGCTAATCCTATCGCAACTGAATCCAGTGCATCCTCCTTGCTTTCTGTTATCTTATCACCAAACAATTTTTTTAGATAACTGTGTATTACTTCTTTATCAGAACTCTTTTTAACACCAAAATGTCTTCTAACATCTAGCGGACTTACGTCTACTATCTTTGCGTCTGGATGTTTTCTGAAAATGCACCCCATTATAATACCTCTAACAGTACCTAATTTTATTGCTGTAGACACGTTTCTGCTGAAAAATGGTGTTTCAATAGCATAATAATCAATTTTTTTAGTGTTTTTCTCTAAAATTTCATCAATTATACTACAAATTATAGAATATCTTACATATAAATCAAAACTTCCTAATTCTATTTCATTAATCCAAAGCAACTTATCATTCTCCAATAAGCTAATTCCAATCTTATTCGTTCCAGGGTCTATTGCGAAAATTCTCATTTTTTAAGCATTGACGACAGTGCGTTCTCCATTTTGGATAACTCTACTATTTTCAATTTAGTTTTATCATCTGATAATCTCAAATTGTAATCTCCTACTTTATAAAACTTTCTTATTTCATCCCAATTGTCTTCAGATTCTCTATCTAACGCTTTAATTTCTTCTGCCATAGCATCTTTTCTTCTATTAAAATCAAGAAATTTATCTACGAATTTCTGGTCTAAGTCAATCTCTTTTTTAACTTTTGGTTCTGCTGTTAATTCTTTGAATATGTCCTTTAAATCACCTCCATCCATTTTTAATCCACCTGGTAATTTTATCTTTTTTATACCAATAAATTCTTCATTATTTGAATTTCTTTTACCCCACCAATAACTTACTATAACTGCTATTGTAACAAGCATTGAATAGAAGAATATATCTTGCATTATCATATTTTTAATTTTATTATTTTGTTAATATTAAAAAGTCATTTTTTTGAAGAACTACAAATTCAGTTCCATCTCCCAATATTACGGACAGAGCAGGTGTCCTATTGGAAAGAATTGCTTCTCTGTAAATCTTCTTTAAAACTCTTGTGTTAATTGAATAACTTAATTTAGTTGTCTGCTTACAATCAAATAACCAATCAATCGTTTTTACGTCTCCAGGTTTATTCCATAATCCTCCAGAACGTGGTGTTCTTTGACCTCCGAAAACTTTAGCATCACTTTTTTCCTTTTTTCTCCACAGGTTGTTCTTCTTCCACTGTTCGTACGTCTTCGCTTTTGGTTTCTTCTTTAGTGAGTTCATATGTTAAAATCTTTTCTTTTAATGATTTATATAGTTCTGCATCATTTCTCAATTCAGCATCTAATGCAGACCTCCCCTGTAATCTAAAATCCTTTTTTTCTCCTTTGTCATTTGTATAACTTAAATCATAATATGCTCCGTGTTGTTCAATAACTCCTAGAATTAAACCTAATGATATTGCTTCATCAATGTAATCAAAGTCATAATTTTCATACATATATCTTATATAGCCAGACTTAAATGGAGTTGATGTTTTATTTTTCTGAACCTTGAATTTTATAACCTGCCCAATCTTTTGTTTCTGTTCCTCAATATCTTCTCCTCGTTTAACCTCTACTCTAACAGAAGCATAAAAACCTAATGCTCTTCCGCCAGTAGTTGTTAAAGATGGACCATATGGAGAAAAACCACCTACGTTTTCTCTCTGTTGATTTATAAAAATTATTAAAGATTCTTGATTTAATGCTGTCATCTTTCGAAGTGCCTTGCTCATCAGTCTCGCGTGAAGTCCTATTGTTTGTTGCTCCATTGGGTTAGTAACTTCTGAACTTGGAACAAGAGCAGCAACTGAATCAACCACTATAACTTTTACACCTGCTTGAATTAAAGCACAAATCATATCTACTGTAGGTTCACCCAAAGATGATTGTGTTATAAGTAACTTATTTAAATCTATTCCTATTTTTGTTGCAAATCTTGGGTCGAATGTATTCTCACAATCTATGAAAGCACATTGATATCCTCTTTTTTGAGCTTCTACAATCGTCTTAAGAGATATAAGAGTTTTGCCTGAAGAGAAAGCTCCAAACAATTCAACAACTCTAGTTAACGGCCATCCTCCACCTAACGAATAGTCTAACCAGATTGACCCAGATGATAGTCTTTCAATATTTAATGTTGGCATCTGATTAATAAAACCTATTGTATTATCACCATGTTTTTTGTTTATTTCTTTTATTAATTCATCTAATGATTGAGGCGGTGTTTCCTCTGTTTTCTTTTTTGGCATATTTATTATTAAAATTATTGATTATCCTCGCAATATGTTTTTATGAAATCTTCTTCTGTTGCTTCGTGTTCTCCTATGTGTCCTATTTTTACTGTCGTATCTACATATATTTTAAATCCATTTTCTTTTGCTTTACTGCAGAAATACAAATCTTCACTTAAACCTTTTTCTGGTGAAGTATGTAGAAACCACGGCATTGGCAATTTTTCAAACACAGTTCTCTTTATCAGAATAAATCCAGTTCCTACTGCATCAACTTCAATTAATCCTTTTGGATATTTTAATATATTTACATATCTCTTTGCTTTTTCTATTTTCTGAAACATTAATGGTTTGTGAGGTTTGCTTCTTTGAAAAAATAACCCAGCTATAATATCTTTATCATGTTTCATTAGTTTCTTTATATCTTCTGGGGTAAATGTCATATCTGGGTCTGACATAAGAACAAAATCTCCCTTTGTTTCTTTTGCTATTTCTATTCTAGAATCATCTATAGAAATATTTTGAGATAAATAAGTATCAATTATTGGTAAATCCTTGTCTAATACGGATTTTAATAAACTTACTAAAAATTTTGGTTTTATATCTGCTCTCCAACAAGGTATTCCAATAGATAATGTTCTTATATTTTTTTTATATACTGGTACTGTAACTTCTAACATGAATATATTCTAATTATTAATTATTTTCGAACCTGGAAATGCTTCCATTAATATTTTTAATTGTTCTGCTGGATTTAACTGACTTAGATTAAAATATCCATTTTTGAAACCCTGTATTCTTTCTTCAACTATTGTTTCCTTAACCTCTCTGTCGATTCTCCAGCCTGTAAATCTTTGGTCTAATATTTCTTCTATTTCTCCTAATGTCTTACAACATGCTTCATACTTTTGCGGGTCGTAAATATTACCACTTATGTCAAGCGTATTATTTGTACCAGTTTGGCAGTAATGACTGTCTAACCAAAGTACACCATTATCATATCTAGTCAAAAGTTCTTCTTTTGATGCTTGTTTTAACGGTGTGAAATTCATGTTTTTAATCTTTTTTATTTGAAACACCTACGTGTGCTACTTCTTTTTTGCTCTTGTTGTATACAATTGGGGGATTCTCTGAATACATTTCGGTCTTCATATCATTTATTGCTCCAACAAACTCCTGTATTAACGGTTGAGAGTAATATTCCTTAACTAAAGCCTCTCTTTCTTGGGAATCTTCAAATACGAATGTTAATCTTGGGTTGCTTCTGTCTATAGAAAGAAACTTAAGTCCTTTCATTTTAAGCCAAATTGATAGATACATTGTCTGCGTTCTGTATTGTTGTTCTTGTGTCATATTAATATTTTTATTATTTAACGTATATACTTAGTTTATCACATTATTACTAAACAGTCAACTTTTTTATTTTTGTTTTTTCCTTTTTTCTTTTTACCCCCATTGGAGATAGTTTACTTATTAGGAACCTCATTGATTGATTCGACCTTTGATACTTTTGTACTCCATTTTTACCTTTTTTGAACTGAAATGGATTTTTTTTGTTAAATTCCTTAAAAATTCCTAATTTTTTAGCAGTTTCTCGTCTTTTTTGTGCTTCTGTTGAAGAAATTAGAGAAACGTTTCTATCTAATCCAAATTTTTTCTTATATTCTTTTATTGTTATGCCATGTGCTGGCTTTACATGTCTTGCAAGTGCTGAGAAATATTCATGACATATTTCACACTCGTAAGCATCCAACAAAGGGTCATATTCAGGACGGCCAAACATATGTTTATTTTTTAATAATTTTATCAATATGCTTTTTTAACCACAATTCTTCTTTTTGTCTTTTGATTAGTTTCTCAAATTCATAAATCTTTGTTTTTTCTTTAGACCATATTTCTGGTGGAAACGCTGGCATGTCATCGACTGTGACTTCAGTTTCCTTCATGAATTTTCTAATCGCTTTTATACAACATTTGTTCATATGTTTATGTTACACTAGTTAAATTTTTTAAGTTTTCTAATTCTAAATCAGCAATATATCTTTTTATTAAATCTTTTCCAAGTTCACCATCTTTCTCAATTTGCACCATTTTCCAAAAATGTCTAGCTGGAAAATTTACTGCTACACCACCAAGAGACCAAGACCAATATGTAATTTTATTAGCTAAACCCATCCAACATTGAGTTGCTCTTGCTCTTGACAATGGAACAAAATTTAAATCTTCTTCATTAACTAAGAACCCAGCACCGCCACCAAGTATATTATATGTTCTTATTGTTAAATTTTTCTTTTCTTCTACTTCCATATATATTTATATTCTTTTAATTAAGATTTATGACTATTCCATCCAGCTAAAAAAAGTAGAATCGCTAAGAAAATTATTATTGTTTTTTCCATATATATTTATTCTTTTACTACTTTATACATTAGACTTCGTGGCAATAACCATTGCTTACCATGACCTTCGTCAATTAACATACCTTTTTCGACCCAATTTACAATTGTTGAAAGATATGTTTCTCCCGTATCTGTTTCATTAATTTTTATTATTGAAATTCTTTCTCTCAGTTTTTGAAACTCATCAAACTGAATAGCGTAGCCGTCATACTTCTTAAATCTATGCACAGACTCTTTAACATCTTTTTCAAGATAAAGAAGTCCATAAGGATTTGTTTTTATAAAACCTATCAATACTTTTTTATGTTTCAATGGGTCTTCTGCGTATAGTGGTTCTATCATATTATTATATTATTTATACATTCTTATTATTTCGTTAGCTAAAAGTTCTTTAAATTTTCTATAATCAGCACGTCCTTCTTTAATTTCCCGTATCATATAATCTTTAAAGTCAAAATCTTCTGTGCAATTTTCTAAGTAAGATAATGTCAATTCATCTCTTAGGCAAAGTATCTTATCAAACATTTCTTTTTCTTGGTCATCTATGTTTATTACATTCCCCCAAGAAGTTGACATTTTTCTTCCATCAGTTCCTACTAGCATGGGAGTTGTTATAATCTCTTGCGGTTTTTGTTCGAAATGTTTTTGCACATCTCTACCTGCTAAAAGATTAAATAATTGGTCTTCACCTCCCACTTCAATATCTGCTTTAACTTTGTAACTGTCATATCCCTGAAGTAATGGATAATTTAATTCTTTTAATGAAATTGGTTCTGCATTTTTAATTCGTTCTGAAAAGTTTCTACGAGCTGACATTTGCTGAAGCGTGAACAAGTCTTGCAGTTCCATTAGTTCTCTAGCTGTCATAACATCAAACCATTCCGAGTTATGATGTATCTCACACTTATCAATATCTAATATTTTACCTATTAAAGTTAAGTAATTTCTTTCATTTTCCAACACCTGTTTATCTGTTAATTCTGGTCTTTTACTCAACTTATCAGATGGGTCTCCAATTTGAGCAGTAAAATCGCCTATAATAAGAACTATCTGATGTCCCTCTTTTTGAAATTTTTTAAGTTTTAATAACGGAACTGTTCTCCCTAGGTGTATTGTCTTTCCTGTTGGGTCAATTCCAAATTTTATTCTCATATATTTTAATCTACTGTAAATCTTTATTTAATGTCATTTGATTTCTTAACTCCTCTGTTTTTTGTGGGTCTTTATAGTCTGTTGTATCTTCTG